CACCCCCACCAGATATTGTAATGGTAGGGGGAGAAGTATATCCACTACCTGCCTCTGTAAGCGAGATTGCTGTGACAATACCAGACCCAAGAACGGCAGTTGCATTTGCACCAGATCCTCCACCGTCTGAAATGGTTATTGTAGGCGCAGATGTATAACCGGAACCAGGATTGGTAACAGATATAACAACAACATTGCCCGCTTGAATTGAAGCCGAACCTTGCGCCTGAACCCCAAACTGGCTTGCAGGAGCTGCAAAAGTTACAGTTGGAGGTGTTGTATAGCCTGAACCGTTAGCCGTAACCAAAACGGACAAAACAGTGCCCGCAGCGTTGGAAATAGACGCTACAGCCGTTGCCTGCTTGCCATTTGCTTGATTAGGAGCAGAAATAGTTACAATCGGGGCTTCTGTGTAACCAGATCCAACATTGGTTATCCCAATGCCACCAACAGAGCCAATAGTAATAAGATTTGCCCCGTCCCAAGTATAATAGCCCTTATCTGGGTCAGTAATGATGGCACGTTCGTCTTTCCATTGTTTGGCTCGCATACCAGTTCCCGTAAAGGTTCCGGCAGTGGCTATGGTTACAATAGAATTGCTCGTTAAATTATAGGCTTCTGCTCCACCATTGGCTTGAAAGGCCAAAATATAGTCTGTGTTGGTAATGTTAACATTGGTCAACTCTGTGACCGTGTTTGACCATGTAACACCGACATTTGATGATTGAGGTATAACTTTAAGGTTCCCAAACCCAATAGGCTGGACGTTCTCAATCCAAGAAAACTCAGACTCGTCAATAGCCGTACGATTGGCTTTGGTGTTCAGAGCCTTGAACGACTTTGTAACATGATACTGTTTTTGTTGTTCAGGACTCTGGGCCATTAGTACCCCTGCGAGTACGGCATCGGCATACGACGAGTAAACGTAGTAGCCAAAAGATTCTGGCACTTTTGAATATATTGCTGACGAAAGATCTCAGCCTCACCATAGCTCTGTTCTTTGAACTTGGCTGTGTAAGCTGCGTAATACGGAACAGGCTCCGTCCACGGATCTTTGATGACTTCAACGTCAGTCAGGTTAACCATGTCAGTTGGTCTGATAACCGTATCAAGCTCAATCGTATATGTCTGGTCAGGTAACGGACCAATGTAAAAGCTGTTAGTGCCGTAAAGGCTGAACGCGACTGGCTGACCAATATAGCTCTGGTAATAGCGCAGTTCGGCGTTAAATTGTGTCCAAGGCTTATACATCAAGGGAACGCGAGTCGTGCCCCAGTACAAGTTGATCGTAAGAATGTCCATTGTCTGATCGCCTTGTGGCAGATCAACAAAGTTATAGACTTCTTGGTTCTGATAAACAGATGAAGTTTGAAGACGGCGTAAAGAGCCAGTGTCGCGCACAACACGCTGACGAGCGCCGTTAATATCAATTGTTAACTCTTGGTCAGTCCAAAAGTTAGCATTGGCATCGTGCAACAAACGCCGTGTAACAAATATGTAATCGTTAAGCGTTGTCATACCACACCATTCAAGGATTTCCCCCCTCACGCAAAACGTGAGAGGGTACTGGGCCTACTAGAAGGGGTCGCTACTAGTAGCTCTTAGAAGCTGATAACATCGCCATAGACATTAACGCGGAACTGATGGTTAGCAACGGCACCAGCCGTAATATTAACAAACAGCGCGTTAGGTTGATAGCAAGTGTTAGCAGCCGCAGCCACAAGCGTAATGTCTTGGTAAGTATATCCGTTAATGACGTTAGACAACGCCACGTTGGATGTTACCAAATTACCGCCATCGTTGGTTGTACCAATGGTTACATAGGTAGAAGCCAAAGACTGTACCGATCCACCAGCGAGGTTTGCATTGCCAGCAACTGTGATTCGACGAATCACTACGTTACCAGAACCCTGCATACCGCCTTTAAGGATAGGCAAAGCTACAACAGCGTTAGCAACCGCATTAGCAGGAGCAAATCCAGTGGCAATAACAAAATTGCCAAAGGAATCCTGCGTATTTTGGCCTACTGAGTCAGGATTAGCCATGAACCTAACTCCTTACTTGTTGTATTGACCGGTAGCGTTCTGACCTTCGTTCGTGCCGTACAGAGTCAATGTCTGAGTACCAGTCGTAGCGTTAGCGCGAACATTGTAACCGTCAGAGATAATAGTGCCGCCAGTGTTAGCAGCAATATATGTCACCCAGTTGTTAATGTTGGCAGCGCCAGTGTTCACTTCGATGGTGACATTGTTTGTGCCTGTTGGAAGAACATACCAGCCTGTCGGAATGTACTGAGCGCTAGAAGTACCAGCGTTCATTGCAGTCAGGTTGCCGATACCTACGTTTGATACCGTTACGGTCTCAAAATAAGCGGCTGGCTGGTTGGTCAGAGTACCAGCGACAAGAATCTTATTTGCAGCAAGAGACATGTCGTACTCCTTAAATGTTCAGGTAGTTATAGCCAGTGACCTTGGTCATCGACTTAGGCTTGGTGCTGACGAGTTCTGCGATTGTCAAAACAGCGCCGACGTAGCCAACCTGCCAGTTGGGAAGGGTCGATTCAAAGCCAGTGAACACGAACTGACCAGCCTCATGGATGTAGAGGTTCAGGTAGTTGGTGTTCAAGAAGTACACCGTACCTTCTGGGCAATAGGGATCAGGATAGATCGGAACGCCAGCAACCATCAGAGCTTTAAAAGCAGCCTGTGGGCCGTTAGCGTCGTTGTCAAAGCCGTTACCAGGAGTGATAACGTACTGTTCCTGACCGACGAAATCTTGAGCCAAGAGCGTCCAAGTACCAAAGCCGCAAACGCCGAATGAAGGCACTTCTGCGCCCTTTTTCACCGTACCGGAAATGTACTGAAGGATGTTTTGACGGGTCGGATTAACCGAACCAGCGGCATACTGACCAGACTGCCACCAAGTGTAGGTGGAGCGGTTGATGTTGCCGTAGGTTGCTGCTGTCGTACCGTTGTCAACAGCGGCGGGAAGACCCGTGAACTGCTGAGTGTTGGTGACGTTGTTGTACAGCGAGTAAGCCATAGCATCCATCATCACGTTGGTCGCATCGTTCATACGAGCTTCGATCAACGGAATGATTGCATGGTCCTGCTGGACAGCGCCTTCCATTCCAAGGAACGGAACAGGAGCGATCATCAGTTTCAGAGTAAATTCAGCGTTGTAAGCACCCTGCTGAACCGACGGTTGAGCGAACGAGCCGCTGTAGTCGGACCACTGAGCGTTAACGAACTGAGCACCCTGAACGGGGACTGTAACGGACGACACACCGCCCGTTGCGGTTTGAGAGTTAGCAATCAGCGCAGCCATAAGCGGGGTACTGTTGTAAAGCTGTACCACCAGCTTGGGAATAAACGCACGGCGTGTAACGTACGTTAATTCTGTAAACTGCGACGAGCTTGCTGCTGGAATAATACCACCACCAATAGCCATCGATAATTTCCTTTTACGTTGTTAAACCAAAGAGTTAAAGACCGATGCGAGTTCCCTTGCGGAGATCTTGCATTGCCCTTACCGCCTCATCACGAGCAGCACGTTGTGGGTTCTTCCAGAATTTTGACAACGTATCTCGTGCTGTCTCGTTCAGGACGCTCGGATTGTAAAACGCCTGACCAGTTGGCTCAGACGCTTTATTCATCCACTGCCAATAGTCCGCAGCGGTCTCGTGATTTTGTATGCCCTTTTCGAGCATGATCTTCTCGATCTTCTCAACGTCTTCGTCAGATGATGCTTTACCTGACTTAATCAAAGACTTACGACGCTTTTCAAGCGTTTCCAGTGCTTCTTTTTCCATCAGCTTGGCCTGCAATTCTTCAATGCGGGCATTGTTCTGCTGCTGACGGGCTTCGAACTTGTCTTCAAGCTCGATTGTGTCAATCGTAATGTCTGGTTTGACTTTCTTGGTCATACGCAGGAAGTCATTACGAGTAGCAGGATTTTCAGCCAATTGACGGGCAATGAGAGCTAACTCATCGCGGGCTTCAGGTGAAAGATCTTCTAAAGATGACATGATTAGACCCCTATATCCATGTTGAACGACGTTTAATGTACCCAATGTTAGCATGAGATACATCAAACATTTTACCAAGCGCCCTATGACTTAATTAGGATTTACGAATAAAATCAATTTGTTCACTTGTAAGTTTTGATTTGCCGCACCGTTCTTTAGAAGCGGAACGGCCCTTTTTGACCATATCAGATGAATTTTCTTTGTGTGTAGCCAGCCATAAATGATCTGGATTAACACAAATCCGGTTATCACATTTATGTGCGACAACTAAACCGTCTGGAATATCGCCGACAAAAGATTTGTATGAAAGCCTATGAGCTAACACACATTTGTCTCCGTCGTTTGATAATCCATAACCGCCTTTTAAAACAGCGCCATTCCATAACCAGCAGCCAGAATTTGGCTCCGGTATAGAATTTTTATAAATGCGCTGCTTGTTATCCATCATCAGATGACCTTACGACCATCGCCAGGAGGCTTAATGGTAAACTGGTTTTTTGCACCGATCTTCGTGGGGGTGCTGAGACCGCCCAAATGATCGTAACGAGGAGGGTTTACAATCTGACCATTGTTCTGTTTGTCAGTGGTCGGATTGCGAGGAGCGCCAACGCCGCGAGGCTTAAACAGATCCATAGCTTATCCTTTACATTGTCATAGGTGCGCCGCCAGCGGGGGGAGCGCCAGGAGGCGGACCAGCAGGAGCGGCAGGAGGAGGAGTTTGACCCATCAAACCAAGATTTGGAGGAGACCCAGCAATCAT